ACGACAACACATTTATTCCCTTGTCTCTCTGGTGGTCGTGCGAGCGTGCTCGAGAAGACACCTTCCCGACTAACGGTAATCCCTTCTTCTGTATCGACATGACTCGAGACGGAGAATGGGCCACTATTGCGGCAGCTGTACTAATCGACGATATTGTCCACACGGAAATCGTGGCCGCTTTTGCTAGGCCCAATATCTCCAGGCTAATCTCAATCTGCCAGCAACTAATGAAACATTCGCCGGCCGGATTCGTAATGGACGGTCTGTATCTTAAAGACCTGGCCAAAGAATTAGACCTTAGAGGATTCCGCGTAACGGTCTACCACCAGAACGACGTTATCCGAGCTTCCTCGATGCTGTATAACCGTCTCAAGCACGAGACTTTAAAGCACGCTGGCGATCGGTTAATGACTTATCAGATTCCGCGTACGGTGCGGAAGAACGTAGGCGAGAACTTCCGTATCTCTCGAGTCGATTCGAGCGTAGAGATAGACGCTGTTATGGCTACGGCCATCGCTGTCCATGCGGCGTCCGAGCTGACGCCTAAATCTCCAGGTATTCAGCTTTTCATCGGCGCGTAATCTTTTCGACCTGGCCGTCTCTGATAATCTGGTAAGTCTATGGATAACGAGACTATTAACGGCATACAGGTTCCTATTGATCCGATGGACTTGCTCCAATGTGATTCGTGCCAATAACGACACGCCGAAACACTATATGTTGTGTTATTGACATACTCTAGACACTAGATGTAGTATTTAGGTAATGGGATTCCTCGAATTTCTCAACCGTCCGGCTATGGGTCTTCTCGATTCAGGCCGTGACTCTGTCGCGTCTTTAAACAACCGATGGGCCGGCGGACTTGTTCCTAATCCTCGCTCCGCAACTTCTGGGATTACAACTAATGAAGCCCTATCTCTTGCGGCCGTCTTTCGAGCTGTATCTATCTTGTCGACCGCTATTAAGCAGCTCTCGATCCATGTTTACCGCGATGGAGTAGAGACCACATCGACGCCTTTATGGATTCGTCAGCCAGACCCTAAGCAGACTCGCGCCGCCTTCCTCGAGCAAACCGTAAACTCTCTGGCGCTCTCTGGTAACGCCTTTTGGCGCGTATACCGGAACGATACTCGTAACGAGGTCGTAAAGCTCGAATGTCTAAATCCCTTCGACGTCTTGATCCAGAGCGACGATCTAGGCAATCTTCAGAGCTATGTTTATCGGGGTACGCAGAAGCTATCAATCGCAGACGTCCAACAGCTTAGCCTTCTTCGCGTCCCTGGTAATCTCTACGGCCTGGGACCAATCCAGTCCGCTCAGAAGGAGCTCCTCGCTATTACGTCGACCCGCGACTATGTAAGCGAATGGTTCGCGGCAGGTGGAACGCCAGCCGGAATTCTCAAGACCGACCAAATGCTCGACGGTGCGGATGCGCAACGCGCTGCGGATGCGTGGAACGCGCTCGGGTCCGGTAAGACCGCTGTCCTCGGTAACGGACTATCCTTCCAGTCGACTTACTTGTCCCCCAAAGATGCCCAATTCCTCGAGACCCAGAGCTTCGGAGTCGAACAGACAGCACGCTTATTCGGAATTCCTGTAAACCTTATGGCAACCGCACTACAAGGCGGCTCTATGACTTACTCGAACATCGAGCAAGAGCTAATCTCCTTTACCCGATTTACTTTGGCGTCCTATTACGTCGAAATCGAGGAAGCGATGACCGCTCTCCTTCCAGGACGTCTTACAAACGTAGCGAAAATGAACATTGACGCTCTTCTCCGCTCGGACACGCTTACGCGATACCAGGCGCACCAGATCGCACTCGACCCGACTTCCGGATGGCTGTCGAAGGACGAGGTGAGAACAATCGAAGGCTTAGCGCCGAATGGAGTTATTTAAATGGAAACTATCGAAACACGCGAGCAACTTGTCCAGCTTCGCTACGACACCACCACTCGAGAGCTCTCGGGTATCGCTGTACCTTACGGCGAGGTCTCCCCTTCCTATAACGAACGCTTCGCTCCTGGCTCCGTCACGCTCGACCCAAACGCGCTCCTTCTATGGCAGCACGACCGACACGAGCCAGTAGGCAAAATTACGGCCGGAGCTGACCGCGCAGACGGATTCCACTTCGAAGCCTTTATCTCCGACACGGCCAGGGGACGCGATAGCGCAACCCTCGCCGCTGACGGAGTGCTCTCCCTATCCGTCGGATTCATTATGCGGGATTCCGCTGTTGTCGACGGTGTAACTGAAGTCCGAGACGCACTAGTTAAGGAAATCAGCCTTGTAAGTTTCGCGGCCTATTCAGGCGCGATAGTCACAGATGTACGTGACGAACAAACCGAACCGGAAACTCCGGACTCGGAAATCTCTAAGGAGCAAACTGTGGAAGACACCACAATCAACGCTTCCGATCTCTCCGAGGTCCGCGAAGCAATCCAGCACCTCGAGCGCGAGGTCGCTGGTATCAACATGACACCAGAGCCCGCTATGGACACTCGTTCGGCTGGCGAATTCCTAAAGGCTATTGCCGAAGGCGATGACTCAGCTATCCGTGCCTACACTGGCGCAACTACCGCTAACTCGGTCGTAACCCCTGTCGACGTAAACCTTATCCGTCTCGTCGAAGGCGCAAACCCGCTCGGAGCCGTCTTCGGTCGTGGAGTCACTCCCGCTACCGGCATGACGATTACGTTCGCTCGCGTTACCGGTCAGACCGACGGAACCGCTGTCCAGGACGATGAAGGCGATGACCTCGGATACTACGAGCTCGACGTCGACACCGACTCGGAAGCTATCGTAACTCTGGGCAACTATGCCGAGCTCTCGCTCCAGGCCGTGACCCGATCGACTGTACCGTATCTCGACTCGGTACTTCGTGGCCAGGCAATCGCACTCGGAAACGCTCTCGCAGCGCAACTCCGCAACAAGTACACCGCAACCGTCTCAGCTCAGGCTGGAGCAGGTAACATCGTTACCCGCGCTACGGAAACTTACGACGGATGGGCCGGCGCACTCGCTGACGCAGCTGCAACGTACTTCCAGCCCGCAGGTGCACAAATTGACGCTCTCGTAGTCGGTAAGGCCACCTTCAAGGCTCTCCTGGCTCTCGACGGTACTCCGGTTATCTCCTTCTCGAACGAGAACGCTGGAGCCTTCGGTTCGGCTAACCCTGGTGGACTTCGTGGAACTATCGCAGGTATCCCCATCGTTGTCGACGCGCAGCTCGCCGCTAACGGATCGGAAGACGCCTTCGTCTCCTCGCTGGCTCTCCGCCAGTACACGTCCGGCGCACTTCGTCTCTCGCAGGAGAACGCTGTCAACCTGTCGGAAGCGTTTAGTCTCTCGACCTTCTGCTGCGTAGCGGATGAATTTCCGGCTCTCATAATTCCAGTTATTGCAGACTAAGTAAGACTCAGTTAAGGGATAACGAATGGCCGCGTGGGACAACCTTACGACATACGTCGGAGCCGTAATCGGTGGAGTAGATGAAGAATTCATCGAAAATCACTGTTGGCATCCGGCCGTCGAATTAGTCGACCGATTTATCGGTGACGTCGAGGATGTCCCCGCGACCATTCGTACCCGAGCAATTATGGAATGTGGAGCGGAATTATATAACCGTCGCTCCGCTCCAGGTGGAATCGCACAATTCGCTTCCTTTGACGCTGCACCGATGAGAATCGCCAGGGACAGCATGGTAAGAAGCTACGATCTATTAAGCCCATTCGTGCTGGCCCAAACTGGAAACATTGGATTCGGCCATTGATTAGCGAAGCACGCGCAGCTCTATCCGGTCTCCTCGAGGATGCCGGATTCCGCGTATTCGAACACGTTCCCCCAAACATAACTCCGCCTTGCGCTGTTATCTTCCCGCTCGGCGAATGGATTCAGCCAGGGGAAACATACGGCGAATACCGAATCGGATTTAACGTCCGCATCTTTGCTCAAGCACTGACTAATCAGAATGTGACCGCGACTATGGATGGTTACGTCGAGGACGTTATCGAAGCTGTCGAAGATGCGGCCGGATTCTATATGGCCGGTATGCAAGCACCAGAACAATTCGGCGAGAACGCATCAGCCTTCCTGGGCGTGGATGCCGCCATTTATCAAATAACAAGACAATAAGAGAGGAAGTAATGCCTACTTCTACACGAATTAAAGCTAATGCGCTTCAGATGACGATCGACGGTGTTGACTACTGGGCAGACCTGTCCTCGGTCGAGCTTCAGTCGGAGCCCGCAGCGTCAGATAGCGAAACCTTCTACGATGTCTCGCTCGGCGGCCGACCGGACTATTTTTTCACGGTCTCCGGTGTCCAGTCCACTGAGAGCTCATCCTTCTGGATGGCTATGTGGAACAACGCTGGCGAAGAGGTCGAGTATGTGTATGCTCCGCATGGGAACAGCACCGCGACAGCCGACAAACCGCACTTCCGTTCCGAGGATGACACTTCGCCGACTCCAATCGTCGTTTCGACCGTTCGGATCCCGATGCGCGGATCGTTCGTTATTGGTGGCCAGGCGTCCGCCGATGGGACTTTTTCGTTCGAAGGTGTCCGCATGGACATCGTCGGAGAGCCGTTCCTCGCTACCTCGTAACGAATGGCAACATGGTCCGTTTCGAGTGGGTCGAATTCTATTAACGTGGGATTCGGCCTTCACTCGACTCCAAAACTGGCCGCTAAAGGATATGTCCAGGTTACTGGTGTAACGCAGGTCCGAAAATTTATGCTTAGCATGGCTCGGGATTACAAGACTTATAACAAATGGATGAAGATGGGCGCTCAGATAGTTGCGGGCGAAGGTCGACGTCTTGCTCCAATTAAGTCCGGCCAGCTGGCTATGAAGATCGAAGGTAAGGCATCGGCTCGAGTGACGAATAAATTCGGAGCTAAGGCCACCATGATCGGTGGTGTAGTAATCGCTGGGACGCCTTACGGTAAATCGGTATCCTTCGGTCGGTACTATCCGTTCGGAGAGTACACAATTCGTCGAAGCAAG